GCGGGATGTAGTTCAGTAGGTTTAGAATGCTGGTCTGGGGGACCAGTGGTCGCCAGTTCGAGTCTGGTCATCCCGACTGAAATAAATTGAAGATACAGAACTTCAAGTAATTACCTTTGGTCGGCGGTAAAGTGGTCGGCGAAAAGTCGGTGAACTTTAATTTAATAGAACAAACAGTATTCAATAGGGCATTTCACGCAAAAGTTAGAAAATGCCTAAAAAAAAATTTTCTTCAAAAAACAGACAAACGGCTATTAATGAGATTGTAGGATGGAAAACACCTAAGTTTCATCAAGCCTCAGAATGTTATGTGTCTCTTTCTGCATTTGACCCAGAGAGGGGAAAGTTTCGTATAAAGAAATTTATGCTCGACCATGTCAAAGGTAAGCGTAATCAGAGAGAGTATGGAGAAGCCCTTATAAAAAGGTTGACTGAAAAACTTATGCAAGGCTGGAACCCGTGGGTGGAACTCGTACAACCTCTTGAGTACACATCATTCGATGACGCATGCACAAAGTACGAATCTTATCTATTCAAACTCCTTAAGGAACACAACATGCGAGAAGAGTCTGTTGTATCGTATTGCAGTAGGATTAAGATACTGAAAGAGTGGAAGGAAAAGCAGAATGTCAATCTGTATTACACTTATCAATTTGATAGCAAGATGGTAGGGCAATTCTTAGAGTATGTTTTTGTTGATAGAAACAACACGTTAAGAACGAGAAACAATTACCTCTCCTGGATTAAGACGTTCTGTAAGTATCTATTGGAACGAGGCTATATATCTTCAGACCCTACAGAACACTTTTCTATCGTGCAGCGTCGAGGTCAGCTTAAGAACCGCGATGTTATTCCTGATGACGTCCTGGAGCGAATAAAGGGGTGGTTGATGAAACATAACAAGCATTACCTGCTTGCCTGCTATATCCTACATTATTTATTCGTGCGCCCAAAAGAGATGAGTTATATTAAGGTAGGAGACTTTAATATAGCAAAGAAAACATTGTATCTTCACGGTTCAATAGCAAAGAATCATAACGATGCTCTCTTAACGCTTCCTGATCATGTCATTAAATTAATGATAGACCTGCGCATCTTCGATAGTCCAGGACAGTATTTTCTCTTTAGTAATGATTTCAGACCAGGAAAGGAACGACGAACAGAAAAGGCGTTCAGAGATTACTGGAGTCGTTATATCCGTACGAGCTTGAATCTGACTGACAGATACAAGTTCTACAGTCTCAAAGACACAGGTATCACGAATATGCTGCGTGCGAACACCGATATACTTACCGTGAGAGACCAGGCACGACATTCATCGATATTGATTACAGACATATACACTCCCAAGGATATTCAGCAGGCTAATCAACTTCTATTAAATTACAAGGGAGTGCTTTAATTCTAATAAAAGCAGGGCTGTAGGATGGATATTTCTCGTCCTACAGTCCATCTTTCCTACAATTATGAATATACAGAACATCCTCCGTGAGCTTAGTAATGAACTAAAAGGGCATAATGCACTAATACAGATACAAGTAGATGGGCAATACGTCATCAAGCATATTGGTGACATCAACAAATTGGTAGACAACCCTACTCTGATTGCATACAAGGAGGATGGTTCTTTCCTTGACTGGATGGAAAGTGAGATTGACAAGGAAACATATACAGCTGGGACGATTGCAAATCATAAGGCTGCGCTGGCAGTACTAAGGCGGTTTAAGAAAGATATGACCTTCGCTCAGATTGATTATAAATGTATATGCGACTTCGAGAACTTCCTAAAGAATGTAGGGTATGCGATTAATACCATAGCTAAGTTTATGAAGATTTTTCGTCGATTCGTCAATCTTGCTATCGACGAGGAACTGATGACTGTCTATCCTTTTCGCAAGTATCATATCAAGACGGAGAATGTGCAGAAGCAATCGCTGACAGAAAGAGAACTGAGGAGGATCGAAGATAAGGAGGAGAAGGCAGAATTGACAGAAGAGGAGAGGAAGGTAGTTAAAGGTTTTCTATTCAGCGTCTATTCTGGTCTTCGATTCTCGGATATCGTGCAAGTAACTAAGCAGCACATTAAGAACATCTATCGGAACAAGTGGGTTGTGATGCGAATGCAGAAGACAGACCACGAGGTACGAATACCTATCTCTAAGATGTTTGGAGGCAAGGCAGCAACAATGATACAAGAGAACAAAACCACTACTGGTAAGCTGTTTCAACTACCTTGTAACGCACGCTGTAACTTGATACTGAAGCGTGTGCTTAAGCGATTCAAAATACATAGGCACATTACTTTTCACTGTGCCAGGCATACGTGTGCTACTGTGCTACTGAGTAAGGGTGTGAGCTTACCTATTATACAACATATATTAGGGCATCAGAGCATCAAGACAACGCAGGTGTATTCAGCGGTGAAAGACACAACTATTAACAAGGAGATACGAAGAGCGTTTAGGTAAGGGTTCCATCGGGACTAAGTTTCAAAACCGAACAATAAAAGGCTTTGCAGAACTTCGATACTTCACTTCATTGAGGAATGAAAGAGAAATGTTTAAAAATACTACTTTTGGAACTATAGAGCTACCAGAGGGACTAACCATAGTTTCACATTCTATGTTTCGTTTTAGTCAAGGAGAAAATGTAATTATTCCTTCTTCTATCACAGTAATTGATGAGTTTTCATTCAATAGTGCAAGAATAAAGAACTTAGTTCTCAAGGGCAGTAACTATATCGACACAATAAAATATTGGGGTATTCTTTATGCAAGAATAGACACTCTTTATGTAGCTCCTCATTTAGTCGAAACATACAAGCAAAGCACTAAATGGAATAGTCGAGCTATGCAAGGTTACTTAGGTGAAATTCTACCTCTTAGTGAGTATCATCCTTGATACTCGCTGAGAGGAGCAAAAGGCATCCAATTACCCCATTTTGTACGATATAGTTCAATGGATTCGTCAGGAACATAGACTTTTCTCATACGTATATTCCCACCAAATTCTTGATAGCCATATAACTTAGGAGGGGTTTTAGAGCGAAAAATTATATTCTTTGTTTTACTACTATGAAAACACATGCCAGCTAAATATGTGACAGACGCAGGTATATCTATCGTATCAATAGTAGCGTGGAAAAAACATCTCTCTGACACCGCTCTACAGCTGCTCGGGTAGATTAATATTCCTGATACAACAACATTTTTGAAGGCTCCTTTTGCTAATTCACTTGCTCCGAAAAATCCAATCTCTCTTAGTGAAGTAAATTCTTTATTTGAGAACATAGTCCCGATGGAACTAACGGCAGCTGCTTCCTCCATACTTAGCTCTCCGTCACCGTCTTTATCCCAGTTCTCCACGCAGATGCGCTTCACCTCTGGGTCTTCAAACCTTATCCACCATTTAGCAATGTTTAAATTAAGTTTTGGGTAGTGTTGCATCAGCGCATCGTAAGTATCACGATATGCACCAGTGGTGAGGTTGATTGTACCGTCAAGCACAGGATAAGGGTCATTGCCGTATTGACCCTCTGCGTCGATTCCTTGGTAAGTACCGTCTACAAGCTGAGACAGCTTATCAAAGGTTCTTCCGTCCGTGAAGGTCTCATTAAAGCCAACACAGCGCACGTAACGCAGAGCATGAGGAACTTGCCCTACTTGTGCATCCATAATTCCAATGAGCATCTTAATAGGCTGGAGATTGTCGCAACCGCTCACGAAGTAACTCATAACGTTAGGAGCGCAACCTTCGGTGTTACACTTCTCATTGGTGAGCTTGTCGAGATTCTTTAATTCCACGTATGATGTGGAAGCAGGATAGTCGACTTCTTCGAGTGCACCACCATCAGCGAAGTGTGCTTCGGTTAGCGAGGAACCACCAGCGAGGAACTTACGCAGACGGAAGTTACTACGCATATCAAGCGAACCTCCGAGCGTAGATATATTCTGAATATCAACTTCCTCTAACGAGGTGGTGTTACCGAGCGTAAGCGAAGATATGAGTATCTTTACGTTCTGCTCGTTCTCATCACCTAATTTCAGACGCTTCAATCGCTTACCAATGATTGATAGCGCACCGTTAATTACATACGAACTCCAATCGCCTATATCGAGCAGGTAGTCGGCAGACTTGACCGAGAGCTGCTGGTCACTGGTGCCGTTAATATCTACGACTATCTCACACGGCTTACCAGCATCCGTGCGAGCACCACGCATGATTGTGGTACCGTATGCGATTGTAGGGTACAGCTTCATTGCAGGAGTCAAGCGTAATGTAATAGAGTTAGTCGTAGCGTCCGCCTGTGCAGAGGTACGAACAGTAATTGCACCTTCAGCAGTCTTTGCATCGTACTCACCAAAGGAATACTTAGACATAAGGTATTGGATGCGCTTCTTCACCCAAGCAACCTCAGGCGACTTACCATCACCGAGCGACTGACCCAGTGGGTCGGTGTCGTTAGTGTACTTACCTTGCAGCATAGCGAGCTTCATTTTTTCATACATCTTGCCATCCTCATTGTAGAGCATAGATGAGAAGTTATCAATTACAGAGAAGTAATACCTCTCGAAGTATGCAAAGAGTTTCTGCTGGTGCGTACCTTTTTGAAGTCCTCCCAGTTCCTCCATCTTCGCAAGCATACGACGCATCATCTGCGCACGCTCCTCTGGGTACGCTTGTTCCATTAAGTTCCACAACACAGACTTCTCGCCATTCCATACAGGCGTACCGTCAGCATAGGTGTCGTGGAACTCTACCCAGTAGGGCTTCTTCATTAAACCTTGGTTGATTACTGTCAGGATAGTATCAAGGTCATCCTGACGGAATTTCCATTTACTCTTTGCCATTTCTATTCTTTGTTAAAGTTATACGGATAAATGTTTTTCGCACAGTTATCCGTTGCTGCTGTTGTTTCTACGTATAGTTGATGAAAAAGAAGGTCCATGATGTCCCAGTCCTGTGGCTGCTCAGCACGGAGCTTCTGAATACGTGCTGCCTTGAATAACTCATTGAGCTGGGATGCGTCACTAACTGAGCTAAATATCGTTTCAGTTAGTCCGTACTTATCTCCGACCAACTGCTGACGAAGATTTACAACCGACACACCGCTATCAAGTGTTGAAGGGCAGAACTTCTTATACAAGCTATCGTAATAGTATAGGTTGTATTGGTTTTCATCACCAGCCTTTGCAATCCAATACTCAATGTGTGTTGAGCGTGGATCAGCGTTCAACTCGTCAAGCGTTCCATTGAAAGGCTCAATGAATGTATTGCACGAATAGATGATATTATAAGCTGTGATATACGACTCTACGAGCTGCTCTGCTCTCTGTCGAGTCTCATTGTCTGCTGTTGCCTTATCATCAGCAGGGAGGTCAGCATAATCTAAGTCCCAACAATTCTCCCAAGAGAGTTCAGAGACTTGGTACTGATACGCTTCCTCCTCCGCATTGTAGCGAATGCGTCGTTTATCCCAAGGGACTTGAAAGAGTGTCAAGCGTGGCGAGTTATCAGAACCTTCGATAGATAAGAGGTCGGGAAAAAGGTCCTTGTCATATCCAAAGGTGGCTGCATCACCTTTATCTGGACCTATAGTAAAGAGACCGACAAACTTATATGTCACAGTTCCGTCCTCGGCTGTTTCCTTGTAGAATCCTACGAATGTCTCTTGGTAAATAGACACTCGCGCTTCGCTATCCTGCTCGATTCCCTCGTTTGTTAATCCTACCGCCTTCCATAGGTCGGTATATGAGTTTACAGAACCTAACTTGTGATATTGCATAGAAGAAGCGATATTCTTCTTCGCTGTCAGCTTGGAAATCTTCGGTAAGTTCTTAAAGAGTTCAAATTTCTTCTGCGTAGTCTGACCATCCTCATATACGATGGTCGTATCTTTCGCTACCTTCGCCTTCCAATTCCAAAGGTAGTAAAGCATAGATGATGTACCTTGACCTTGCAGCTGAAGGTTGGTAATTGTCAAACGGTTAAGGTTGGTGTTACCGTCTTTAGGGTATATCTCAAGTGTTCCCTTTGGACGATATGACTTGCCGTACTCATAAGCCGGCAATGGTTTATCAAAGGTAAACACGTTTACTTTTCCACGCACTTTATCAAAGTCAACCGTGGTACCGAGCGTATCATAGATGTCATTATCTATTTTCTCGGCACTCTTCTCTCCTACGGTTGCAAGGGCATTGATATAATCCTGATGCACGTTAGCAGCGTCCATTGCGCTGTCATAGATGCGGATAGAATAGAGGTCAATATCTGCCTTATCAGAACCTATAACGATACCACCCCCTGAACCTATCTGCATAGAATCGGTAAGCAAGTAAGCAAACTTACGAGCTTCAATGCCGTCAATATAGAGATAGACGAGGTTAAGGTAATAGGTGTTTCCATTCAGTACGTAAGTGTATTTCTTAGGACTAATCACGAGTGCAAGACGAATGCGCACACCATCATCTGTGCTCATCGCCTGTACATCTGGGTTACGCTCGCTACGAGTTGCGAACATGATAGAAGACGGCTTTACTTTCAATCCGATATACCCCTTCTGATAAGGCATAGCGATAGAGATGCACTCTGCATCGTAATCAGATGTGTTGTTAATCTGATAGTCTATCTCAATGGTTTTTCCACTTTGCGCTGCCTCCTTGGCGAAAGGCTTGTAATCAATAGTTAATCGAGAACCAGCGAGCAAGCGCAATGTGCGTGCGCCCTCATCGTCCGTCACCCAACCATCACGTGAGAAGGCAACGTTCTGCCACTCAGAACCGATATGATCTGAGTTGATAAGATTGCGGAGGACATTACGGTCGGTATCTGTGTTGTTTCTGTTCTTCGCATTGAAATAGAATACCGCTCCAGCAGTAGCAGAATAACCTTGCGAGTTATCAACAGGGAAAGGAATTGCATCACGCAAGCGCACCTCATCTGTTGGGTGAGTACGGAATCCGATTAACGCTGTGAAATCGGAGTTATCGATTGTCTCGACCTCAAGCGAAAGGGTGTATTGCATCTTGGTTTGTGTCAGTGTATTCTCTGAGACCTTCTCTTGAAGGACCTCATTATCCTTCTTCATCAAGATTGATAGCGGTGTCGTTACCGCCTTACCGTCATATACTGCGTATTCAAGTACTTTGTTCTCATACCAGTTAAGCAGTTTCTCTGCCTTGTTATTCACAACGACCATCTTCACAGCCTCGTTATTAGCGACAGCCATAAAGTCATATCCTACTGGAGTAGTTTGGACCGTATTGTCCTCATTCGACAACCAAGCAGAGAGATGGAAGATACCAGTCTTATTCGTGAATGGCACGGTGTAAGCCACTGGCGATGATGTATAAGTCGCGGTACCGAACTGACGCTCATACGTCTGCTCGTAGCCTTCACCTGTTATCTTCACATGAAGCGTCTTTGAGATGTTACCACTGATGTAACACGGCAGCACAATGTCTCCTTGGTATGCCTTCCACCAGTTAAATTCTGAGATTGAGAGGAAGAGAGCAGACAACGTAATCGAATAGACCAACGCAGGAGAGGTTTGCCCTGTCACCTCACCTGTAATCTTCACCATGATGTTATTCTGTCCGCTCTCAAGGAACTTGAACACATCAACAGTCGTGACCGTGTTTGACTGACAGCGACCACGAGCCTTACTCACGAACGTTCCATCGCCTGCCTTAGCGAAAATCTCATACGTTCCCCACTCACCGCTATCAACATAATCCGCCTGTCCGACATCCTTAGTGCGAGACACGAACATAAATCGAATTGCACACTCGCCTGCTGATTTAGAAGCAGAGAGCGTGGTAGATGGCGACTGATTGACAGCACGGAGATAATAGAGGATAGTCTGTTGCTGACCACCACCACCTTGCCCAATATTAAGTTCTGACAGCTTCATAGGGACCCACTCGTCGCCATTCCATACGAGTACACATGTCTCGGATGTGAGTTCGTCTGTCTCGCTATTCACGTTTGAGAGTTGCCCAAGCGTAGGACGGTTCTTTGCAATCGTCTTCTTCACACGTTCCTCCTCAGAGTTCTGTGCGTCGATTAACTCGTTGACCTTTTCAGGCAACTTGTTAAACTCGTCAGCGGTCAGTCGACCGCCTGTACGCTTAGTCTCGATATATAATCGTTCTATTTCTTTCGCCATAGTTTAACT